ATAATTCAGCGTCCTTAATCATTAGTCCGTCGGTTTCCTTAATATAATCAGCATCCTTGACTCGGAAACCTACGGAAAAGGCCCCAAGAACACCGTCTTTAACTAGTTGAGCAACATTAGCAGGCGCGGCCTTACTAATCTTACATTCCAGCTCCAAGCCATTTGGTCCGGACTTCAGACCTGTAGCTCGACCAATTGGTTTATCATAGTCATGATTAAACAGGATAATTGGATTCTTTTCAAAGTTCTTTAGTCCACCCTTCTGCCATGCTTCTGCTGAAATGGAGTCACCCGCGCGATCAAAGTCAGCCGTGCTTGCCATTCCACGAATCATTACAGAGCCATCATCTTCTGCATGAGTCTTGAAAGTAGACGTAAGATTAAAGATTTTATTCATATCTTAATCCTTTTTTACTGCCGGTTTAGGGGCAGGCTTGACCGCGGCCTTAGGTACTGGCTTTGGTGCTGGAGCAGGAACAGGTTTAGCTGCTTCTACTTTTTTCTTCTCGATCAGTTCCATGAGTTCAGGGTGTGCCTGTTTCATCATGTCAATTGCTCGTGAATAACTTCTACCTACATTGCGAACTCCAGAGTAAGATACAGGTCTATCTGTTGCTGCTATATACTCAGCTTGAGTCATAATCTTACCCTTTTCTGCAAAATACATTGCTAGGTCACGACATAGTTTAATTCTTTGTGGTCTATTCGCCATCTTCGTTTGTTTCCTCTGGTCTTCCGCCCTCTTCGGGATTGGTTGCAGAACCTGCGATATTTGCAGGAACCCTTATCTCTTCTGTGCCGTCTACAAAGGCAAAACCGAGTCTCTCGCGAGCTTCAGCAGGAGTAATAATACCACCGTTTACTAGTGATGTGTAGTAAGCGGAAGCATCTCTCAGCTCAGGCTGTAGAGCAGGTATTTCACTAATGTCTTCTTTTAACTCGAAACCGAAATATCTTTCGCACGCGAAATTGATTTTTCTAACTATAGGAAGTATAGTCTCAAGATAATACATACGCATATTTGGGCGAATGTTGGCGTTGTTGCCAGAGTCCATCATAATTGGAGGTACTCCGAGCGCCTTCAAAATTATCTTTTCATTGTCGGCAATACTATTTTGAAAATCAAGATCTTTAAAATTTACATTTGAGATCGAATCTACTTCAATTCCACCGTCCAAAATGAGGGGTCGACGACCGCCTGCTTCTGGTTGATATCGTGACTGCCACGACACCATCATACGTTCTTTAATCTTTTCAGAAAGTGTGTTTGGTGACTTAAGTACTAAGCCAGGAACTGCACCATTCTTAAAGAAGTTATCTTGGAACTTACGCATTTTCATCATAAGTTGCATAGTGCGTAGAGCAGGACTCAAACGCGGAACACCTCTATAAATTGAGTAAAAGGAGTTTTCTTTAATATGTATAATCTCACTAGGCTTATAGTTTACTTTCTCATTGTAAGTGAACTTTTCAATGTAAGTATCTGGGCTAGCATGAATAACCATTTTATCTGCTGGTAAGTGATAGAGATGAGCCCCGTCATAGTAGATAAAAATGTTACCATCAAGTATAAAGTCAATAATTAAGTTACGCTTGAAAGTATTAATGTCTTGGAAAGGATTAGGCTCTTGGTTTAAAAGTAATTCTACTTTAGAACGCTTGATACCCTTAATAATGCTACTGCCTTTGTGCTGTCCGCCTACCATAGTAGGAATCTCAGCTGCATCGTCTACAATAATATTTACTGCACGATTTACAACTTCCAGCTCTTCGTAAGCTCGCTCATAAGAAAAGGTAGGCTCACGAGAAGTTTGAATATCGTTGCCGTAAAACTGCTGTGCAGGATTTAGCTTCTCTTCAACTTCTACTGGTTTTTTCTCGAAAGGATTATACCAAGCCATGTTTTTCTCTTTGAATCTGTACCCAACGCATCTGCTTTTTAGCAGTACCTAAACCGGGATCTTTCCCGTAAATTGAGTGAAGTTTTAAATGGTGAGTATGACATAATGTTGCTGTGTGGTCATATAGCTCAGCATGATGTTCTTCTATAAAATCATCCCGAAGTGATTGAATATACTCCGGATTGTGTTTGTTCTTTGTTAACCATTGATTTAGTAAGGGTGTTAGACTATAGAAATGGTGAAAGTCTAACTGCTCTGTCTCACCACAAATCTCGCAAGAGTCTCCCTTTGCATACTTGGACTTTGCCTTATCTCGTACATACTTTACATAGTCGCGTTTTAACTTAGGCATTTTCCATTGGTTCCTGATTTTTCATTCCAAGAATTATATCGAGTTTAGGGTATCTTGTCAACCACTATTTTTGCCTAGGTATCGCTAGAAGGATACCTGTGCGGTTTGAAATGAATATAATGCGTAGCGCATACCATCTGCCATGTGAGATGCCATGTTGTGCTTCGGCTTTTCCTTTATTAGATTTGGGTTGGGGTCCCACTGATAGGCATCTAAACAGGCCTGGGATTGTTTGCACTCTTGATCGACATAAAGTTTGTCATTATCAATAATTGCAGATACATGACCAATACCATCAAGTACGGATTTCTTTGCGTTAATAGTACTAATATCATAGTTCTGTGCAAAGTCAAACCGAGTCTGCTGTGCCGCAGAGTCAATATAGATGTAGTCAATATCCCATTTGTCAATCAGCTTCTGTATCTCTACTGCGTGTTGCTCAGTAGTACGTTCATTATTCATATACTCGTCTACCAAGTAGTATTTATCTTCATCCCAGTCATAGGCAATTACACACATTGCTGTTGGATCTTTGAAACCTACGTCCAACCCCGCAAAGACGTCCATCTTACTAGTATCAAACTGAGACAAGTCTTTTACTTGTGTCTCGAAGTTAAACTTCCAGATCTGACCTTCATAAGTATTAAAGTCAGCTTCGTACTCTTGACGAAACTCTGCTTCCGACATAGACTTACGTGCTTCTGAAATATCACTTTCGCTCATTCGAGGATTGTCACGATAAGTTGCTCGTATACTGCACCACTCTGGGAAATCTTCTGAGAAACCTCTATAGAAGAACTCGGAGAACCAGTTGTTACGACCCCGTGGCGTGGAAATAAAGATTGCTTTAGAATTTGGTTTATCTAGAGTAGGACGAAGGGCAACGTTGAAGGCGTCCTTGCCGTCAGCGAGTGCGGCCTCATCAAAGATGATAAGGTCATAGGATCTACCTACACAAGAATCGACCTGATTAACAGAACCCATTCTTACGGTAGACCCGTTAGAGATTTCGATAACTTTATCCTTGGCGTTATCTTTTGTAACCTCTAAATCAAAATGTTTAATTAGATTTCTCTGTAGATCGAAAGAGATCTGAGACAAAGAGTAGTTAGGGGACATTATTAGAATATTGGAGCCAGGTACCAAAGACACGAGCTGTCCAATGATATTGGCTATGTAGGTTTTACCTTGTCTGCGCGAGACTGCGGCAGAGACAAAACGATACTTTGGATCGTTAATCGCATTGATAATTGCTATCTGCGATGGTAAGGGAGTGACATTCAATAGCTCCAGGTACGGAGCTATTGGAAGTTTTAGAAACTTTGTCTCAGATCTTAATTCAACTATTTCGTCAGAGATAATATCTCTGCGACTTACTTCTACTGTCATATTAATCTTCTTTTTTAACTAGTGTCCAGATGCCGTAGCCTAAGCCTACCCATGCTAGTAGTTTTGCTAAACCACCAAAAAGTATGACCGAACCACAGACTGCTATTAACATTGCACCATCCCAAGATGTGCGTTCTTTCATTGCTGCTTTAATCCATTTCACAGTGAGTACCTCTCTTTTTATGACCGTTCCAGGCTACAAAACCTGCTAAGCGCAGTGTCCAATAGGCTAGATAGTTAAGAACACGGAAACCATTTACTTCGATACATATATCTCGAAAAACTCCATCCATGAACTTCTGATCGTGATAACCAATTGTGCTTCCGTCTTTCTTCATAAGAGTGGCAAATTTATAACCGTAGTCATGAACTAAACCTCCCATTAAAAGTACTCCTACCGGTGACAAGAAGGTTGCAAGAAACTTAGGAACAGATGCTCCATCAAACTCAAACCCCGCAGGAATCTTATACTCTACGTCATTGAGAGTATAGTTAAAATCTTGTTCAATTTTCCATTTGCGCGTACCCATTAACCACATTAGGATACCTTTCCAAAAACCTTTATCTTTTGTCTTTATAGGTAAAGGTGACATAACTGGCATAAACTTATATTTAAATCCTACCAGTGTTTCTTCTTTTTTATCTACTTTGTTTACTATAAAACCAATGAGTACCAGTACTGCGAGTACTGTCCACTGCCAAAAAGTCATTGCTAAATCAAGTAATAGTTCCATTATTTCTTCCCTGCATATGCGTTGGCTCCAAAGAATGCTGAAACCAG